TATAAAGGTTGAACTGCTTGAAAGATTATCGTTAAAAGTTAAGACGCCTCTGTACCAAAAGTTAGTATCAGTAACAGTTGAAAGCGTATCATTTAGGCTTGATATTGTGTAGTACTGTGCATTAACAGATGTGCCACTTAGGCCTCCTGACAGTACCTCAAAAATAGGATTACCAGCAGAGAGAGACTTAGCAACAGCACCATTCCACGCTTTAGGTGATAATATAAATGGGATGCCCAGTCCCTTATATTGGATAGGGTTTATTTTAAAGGAACTTACATCATCGGTAGATTGAGTACCCATACCATTAGAGGTAATTTCTATAGCACTTAGGGAATTTCCATTTAATGGTGCGCCGGCAAATGTACATTTACCATGTCCAGTATATAAATTACCTATAAAGGGGACAGCTAAATCCGCAGAAAAAGTAACAGTTAAATTATTTAAAAAATTCTGATTTTTGTATTTATTTTGGCCTCTAGAAAATATGTTACTTCTATCTTTAAAAAGAGAAACATTAAAGGAGGAGACATGTGAACCTGTAGAATCTTGATCTTCTGTTTTAAACCAAATTAATTTAGTTCCGGAGCTACCTGCTAAAACAGAAGATCCATGACTACTTGCGCATTTTACTATGGTGTTTGCTGAAAGTGTAGAATCAAAGCTACTAAGCCTTACGTATATATTCTCAGCCGATAAAGATATTCTCTTTAATTCTACATATTCATATGCTGACAAGTTAGGTAGCCAATTTTTTTCAGCAAACGTGTAGTATTTTTTTAGGTAATTAAATTTATTCTCATTAAGATTAAAATAATTAAGTACATCTATTCCTGATAAGCTAAAAAATATGTCTTGAAATTGTTGGTAAAAAGGAGTCTGAGAATTTATAATAATGCATTGAAAGGCGCCTGGGCATAATTCAAAATTGTCGCTATTAGTGTCACACCCTCCTCTCTCTTTAAATGGAGATGCAGTTCCTATGGTAAAGGTATTATCAATATAATCTTCAATCGTAACATCTGTGCTGTAAGAGGCTAGTACTGCATTATTATTACAATCACGGAGTATTAGCTTAACATTATATTGCCCTGGGTATTCATACGCATGCGTACTGGTAAGATGGTGACCAAAAGTACCGTCGCCAAAATCAAATGTAGCCTCTGTTGTATTTATATTTAGAGATTGTTCAGAATTTCTATTCGGAATTCTAGCTTTAAAGGTTAGCGGAGTTATAGAAAGACTATAAGAAGACAGAACCGCCTCGTTTTTATAATCTACAACATCAAAAAGAGCAAAATCTATTTGTATATTACTCATCTATTACTTCAATGCGGTTGCTAACAGATAGTGGAGAGTATAGGTATGGGAATTTAAAATAAGGTAATCGAGAATCTTGATTCATTAGCTGTATATCGCTATCCGGGTATAGGGGGTTAAATGTTAAAAATGATATACCTTCAAATATTAATCCCTCGTCACTATTTTGTGTGTAAATTCTTTTTACACCCTCTAAAGACAATATGTTACTCGTCAGGTCTGTTAATTTTATATTTTGCCCTAGGGTATTATTTTTAGGTAGAAAAAAGTCAGTAATAGTCGATACCGTTCTACTTTTAAGTGTCGATTTGTTAATTTTATTTTTAGTTTCTCTTACAATAACTAGCTTTGTTTGGTCGAGAACAGCCATAGACAATTCGCTTGTATTACCAAACCCTAGCCCAAATCCCATATATATGGGATCTCTTGGCACAACGTTATTTGATACCATTTTCTTATCCTTAGCCATATCAACGATAAGATTTTTAAAGGAATTAGACAGATAAGGAGGATACGACTCGTCTTCTGTTATAACAAACTTTGGAACTACAAAAAGATTAATATTGTTAAAATCACAAGCGTCAGCAAAGTTTACTTGATTAATAATTGCACGATTAACTTTATTTGGATCTACGCATATGTCATAAAAATATTGAATATATCCATTTATATACTCTTCATTACCTACAGCCACCACCCCGTCAATAATATTAGACAGATTCTTAGTTATAAAGCCTTCATAATCTTGTTCAGTAACTAACCTTAATTGCGAAGCGTAAATTTTAGGGGCATTTGTTTTTATCTGATCAACTGTTTCTTCATCTGTTAAAGTAGAAGAGTTGGTTGGATTATTAAAAGTAAGCAGAGAACTATTTCCGCCAGTAATAAAGGTAGTTTCTTCTTTATTTAAAAATGTATCATTGAAGATTAATCTTTGTCTGGAAGAATCATATGTGAATAATTTATTTCCATTAATTGCATTTTTACTTATTATACCTTTGTCGCTATCAGACAAAATATAATTTACTGCAACGATATCACCCTGAGTTAATTTGTTACCAAATATTCCATTACCAAATTTTATGTCAAAATGACCGTTTTCATTTAACCGTTTTTCAAATACTCGTTCAGTAGCTTTAGTTAAAAATATACTATCTACTTCTGAATATTCATAGTATAGCCCATTGTCTACTTCTTTTACATAAACACTTATTGTGTTATCTGCAATAAACCTATCATCATTTTTATCTACAATGTTGTCGACAATGATTGGAAGCACTTCAAATTTTTCTCCCTGAGCTGTATAATCAGGATATTCACCTACAGTCCCTTGATACAAAATAACTTGGTCATTAAGGGAGTCAACTATTTCCTTAGTTGTTGTAGTCTTATCAAAAGAAAAATGATTTATAAAATTATACTGTATGTTATCAACTAAAAAATAACTATATTTTTGAATAGTATAGTTAGCTGCAGCCATATCACCTGATGCAACTGCATTAATAGGTACAATAGACGTCTGTTTACCTGTAGGCTTATACCCTATAAGCTTAACAATTCTATTCATATTTTCATATAAAGTAGCTTGATTAAAATTAACTTCCGCGGCTGTATTGTTTAGATAGAATAGAAGTACGTGGTAGGAGTAAGCAATTATATCAATTATTGCTGCTAGGTTACTTCCATCAAAATTTTGATCTGTAAATTTTTCATTTTCGTTTAATCTATCGACGATGTAATCCTTTAAGCTAACAGCATCAAAAGCTACATATGCATTTTGAGGTAGATTAAAATCTAAGAAATCATTCGTTGTATTGTTTTTAAGCATAATTAAACTATGGTATATCCGCTACTATTTAATATTGATTTAAGTGATAGCCCTGTTATATCTAGCGAAGGGACGTTAATTTGAAGAGAAATTCTGTATTCTTGATTATCCACATCAGCCTTAACTCCTATCTTTTCTAACGATATTCTAGGTTCTAATGCAGGTAACTTATCCTTTATGTCAGATCTAATTTCAAACGAAGTAAATTCACTTACAGGCTCAAAAAGATATCTCCTTAAATCTATTCCGAAACGAGGACTTAGTATTTTTTGACCCGGGGAAGTCAGCATAATATTAACAATACTATTTTTAACGGCCTCTAAGTCATACAGCCCTTGAACGTCTCTTATTTCTACTGTTCTATTGAGCTGCTTGTTATATGATACTCGGTTTACTATATCTAAAAATAAATCCTTATATAGATAACCTTGACCTAGAGCTGCATCATCCGCTTTATCTACGGAGATATCTGATATTTTTATAAGAGCCATTTATAATATTTAATACTGCAGTGGTAAATAGAGTTTAAGGAACTATAATATAATTAAGTATGCAAATTAAAGGCCGGGCTGATGTTAATGTTGAAGTAAGTACTAAAGATCTAGTATCGGCTCTAAAAAGCGAAGTTTATAAAGGGTTAGATATTCCAAATCCAAAACAAGGCCGAGTATTTGTTAAAGATAATAAATGGGTGCAGCAGTTTATCGCGCACACAACACATTCTTTTGAACTCGAAGAGGATCTAGGGCCTGCTATGGAAGAGGATGTTGAAGTGTTTGAAGCATTTCATACATTAGCAGAATTTCTTAGAGATTAAGTTACATATCCGTGTGATTATCTGCAGGGTTGTATAAATAATATTATGGCAGGTAAAAAGTTTGTTAAGTTATACGAATCTTATATGCGGAGATACGAGCGAGGTGGATTCCTCGTAGGTGACGTTTTTAAGTTTAACGATAATTTTAAAAGCTCAGACGGATATAAAGGACTTGGTTCGAGTACAAAAGATCTACTCGATCAAATGATTGATTCTGGCCTTCATATTAGAATTGTAGGAATTAAAGATACATCACCCTCAAGATACCCAGCAAACCCGGATACCTCTTCTTTAAATGTTGTACTAAATATTGCTTTAGATACAGGCGGAGGCAGATTTTCCCATTATTGTTCCATTCCCGGTGATTTAGGCGAGGCTGTAGAATATTACCCTAATCTTCTTCCAATCCCGGATGTTATGAAACGTCCGGATAATGTAGTTATTAAGCCAGAGGAATTTGTAGAAGATGAAGAAATGCTTGCTAATAGGGCTGATCGTGGCGGTACAGAGCCTCATAAACTAACCCCAACAGAGAGAACGCTACCTAAAAAGAATACAGTAATTCCGTCTGATCCTGTAACTCCTTCACAGGCTGTAACTTCTTATACTAATCAATATCTTAGTGATCTTACACCCGCTAGTTACACCGGCGTAGCTAAAAAGTTACAACATAAATAAAATGAGTGCAAAAAAAGACCAACAACTATTAGCGGAAGCCTATCAAGAGATTCAAGAGGGGCTATGGGACCGGTTAAAGGCAAGAGGTAGCCAAGCAGTAGGTGCTGCTAAGGGATTAGGCGGCCGGGTCAAAGGTGCCGCGAAAGATATAGCCGGTCAAGCTGTAGGAGCAGCCGGGAAAGGCATCCAAAGCGCCGGCGAAGCAATTTGGGCAGATGCCCCTAAAGAAAATAAACTACTTAAAAAGGCGGAGAAGCTGAAACAAGCTGGAGCAGCAGATACCGCTGCCGGAAAAGCATCGGGCCAAGAAGCTAAATATACATCTTATATTAACAATTCAGCTAAAACTATTGTTAATGACCTTAAGAAGCTAGGAATGGCTCTCTCGGTCCCCGAAGAAGAACTTACACAACAATTAGTTGATATTATTTCCAATTCTCTCGAGAACGTGCAAAGTGAGAGATTAACCGGCCCCAGGGAATTCGCGAAGGATGCCCCATCTGAGGCCCGTTACAAAGATAGCGAAGGAAAAGTAGGCGGGCAAGTCGCGCGGACTGGCGGCCAATAGGTGTTAATCTAAGGCATTTTCTAAATTTACTAAGCATGCAAATGCGTTGATTTCCTTATCAACAACAAACGCGCTCTTATAGAGATGATCTGCGATAATAGCAATCATCTCTTTCTTTTTGATATCCTCTACATTCGCATTGTAGATAAAATCTAGATAGTTGCAAAGCAATGTATCGTAATCACCTTGAAACCTATCTTCGTTCTCAATTAGATATCTTCTAGCATCTAAGCATTTTTTACCAGCTATTTTTTTGTAAATTGTTTCTAATAGTTCGTTATCAGTATTAATACTTGTAATACAAAGCTCTGAATCAATAACGTTCTTTTGAAGCTCATTGATTGTTTTCCTAAGATCAGGAAAAGTCTTCTTAACTAACTGTACAAACTTCTTCTTTTGCTCTTCCGGGACTTTTACATTCTCCTGTTGTAAAATACTATAACATCTCTTAACTGCTAAGTCTAAAACAGGCTTGATAGTTAGCGACTGACATCTAGACTGGACAGCTGGAATAATTTTATGCTTGTAGTTTGCAGTAATAATAAACCTGCAATACTTAGCATACGACTCCATTGTATTGCGAAGCGCAGCTTGAGCTTGAGTTGTTAGCCCGTCACCTTCATCCAGTATTATGACTTTTACCTTCCCATCAAAAGACTTAGTTTGAGCAAAATTAGTGATATTGTGTCGAATAGTATCAATACCAGACTCATCAGAAGCATTAATATAAAGGTAATTACACTTAAGAATGTCGTTAACAATAACTCTAGCAAGGGTGGTTTTACCAGTACCAGGATTACCAACAAAAAGAAGATTAGGTATTTCATTTTCAAATTCTTTAACTACACGTAATGTCCCTTCATCTAAGATAATATCATCTAGCGTCTGCGGTCGATATTTCTCTACCCAAATTTTATCAAAATCTACCATAATTACTTACCTGAAGAACCAAAGCCCTTAGCACCTCTCTCTGTTTCTTGAATGTCACCCTCTTGTACTTCCACTACATGATTAGTATATACTACAAATTGCGCAATTCTATCACCAGCTTTTACTTTATAATCTTTATCAGTAAGATTGTATAGCTTCACACCGGCATCGCCTCTATAGCCACTATCGATAATACCAGGATGAGGTAAAATTCCATGCTTAAAGCCTAAGCCTGATCTTCCCTCTATTTTGACCCAAAATTGTGAATCAATGTGCGCAAATTCTAATCCCACATCCACCACAGCAGATCCACGTGCTGGGATGACTTTATCCACAACTGAGGTCACATCTAGTCCAGTGTCGTCCTTATGGGTTTTCCCTGGGAGCACTGCGCTCTCCCTAGTTTTCTTAAACTTTAATAACATATACCATATAATAGCAGGCTATATAAAAATATCAACTAGAGATTAAATATATGTGTAATGGCTAACGATGAGCTAGATGAAGCAGTAAATGATATTATTACTCAAATAAAGAGTAGTAAAGAAACTGTACAGGAGAAGCAAGATGATATAAAAATAGATAGAGAAGGCTTAGAGGAGTTTATTATGCAAAATTCTGGAAAGCTTGTTACTAAATCTTTGGACATTGTAGATAATGTTAATGACTATATTGCCTCTGCTCCAGAAAATAGAGATGTAGCAGCATTAGCAGAATTAATTAAGGCAGCGTCCACCGCTATTGATACATTACAAAAGCTTCATACCGGGAATAAGAGGAATGAAACTCAAAAAGAGGTTAAGAAAATGGATATTGAGTCAAAAGAGCGGATAAGTTTCGTAGACAATCAAACCAGAGTTCTTCTTTCTCGAGAAGATATAATGCATGCTCTTGTGGACAAAAATGATGATGATATTATTGATGTTTAGTACTGAAGGTTATCTTTATCACAATCTTCTTCACATAGCGCCTTCTCCAACGTTAACGTTGAATCCAACGTTACAGGAGGTTTAGGCGTTGTTAGTTCACTTGGTACAATATCAGTATCAGCAGTTAAGTCTGTATCAGGTATAACCTCTTCAGTCTCGACGCCGGGTGCAAATGTAGGTATAAACTCTCCCTGCTCACTAATCGGGTTTGGCACCGGATCACCTCCACTACCAAGTTGACCCTCTACTGTAAACAGTTTAAATTTTCCTTGATCTGTTTTGAGTTCGAATTGCTTATTTTTTATACTTTCAATTGCATTTCCGAACATATCTGTTTCAATAGGAGTACATTTAGTTGTATTTTTTTCATGTCCCTCCTTATCAAATTCTTGAACCATAAAGCTTAATAATCTTATAACTGGATCATTATTTGATACGGCTGTATTATTCTTAGGATTAAAATAGTTCATGAATTTTTTAAATAGATATAATCTATAATCAGCCTTGCCTAAGAAACTCCTTACCCTAAGAAGTATATCTAGAGTAATGTCTTTAGCAGTATGGAAAAATTCTACATCCTTTACCATATAATTACCTTGCGCAGCATTATCGTAGCCGCGTCCATATTCATCCCTAACCCGTGTTTTAGGGTTTTTATTCATGTAGGGGTATGTATTATCATTATATACGCTACTTTCGAAATTAAAATTAAATACTGCAGAAGTAGACCTGGTATTGGCTTGTAGTGACGCTTGAATAAATGCTGGGCATTTATTAAATGTTTCAAAATTAGCGTTTACAGCTACTTCTATAAAAACAGGGGTTGAAGAATTAGATTTGTATGTGTTACTGTTAACTCCTAATATATCAGGATTAAGCTTAAAGTTGGGCAAGGTTCTATTTTTTGTTATCTCTTTAGCATGCTTAGCTAATGGTCCATTAAACAGCTGATACGTATAGTAAATTACTGAAAATTCATCTATAGCATCTCCGTCAGAAGATAGTTTATTAATAAAAAAGTTTAATTGTCTCAGGCCAGAAGAGGTAATTTTTTTAAATGCTTCAAGAAGTTCCTTGTCTTTTTCAGAAAAAATCTGACCTAAGATTGGGCCGCGTTTTGCGCCTCTACAGTTAGATTGGATTAGAGTGTCGAACTGGCTTTTAGTTCGTTCTAAAGCTCTTAAAATTTCTACTTTATTTGTAAGTTGGATTGCCATTATGCTATATCGTCATTAATTTTTGTATCCGGTCCGACATACGGCTTTATACATTGCAGAGTGTTCTGATAGCTATCGTATGTAAAAGTATGTCGGCACTTAGTCACCAGCCATCTACCCAACAGTTTTTTATCTACTTTTCTTTCGTCTCCTGTTTCAGGGTCAACGTCAAAATCCTGTCTGTATATATCTATAAATTTACCAGCTGTTCGTCTTGTGTCACCTAAATTGTTAATAGAAAGCTGTAAGTTGTAAAATGTTAAATCATATACCATCTCTGCTTCTGCTAATGCACGGGTGTGTTCTAATGTAAAGGGAAAACTAAACGTTTTAAATAACCTTTCTGTTTTTTCCTGATTTAATGGTAAAAAAGGTTTTGGTCGGCCACCTACACTTTTAAACACATCTACAAATTTCTTTGCCCATTTTTCTTTAACATCAGCAATTCTTACCTCTCTTATTCCATGCATCCCCATTATTGGATCGTATCCCGATGCCATAAAATTTAAAAAGTACTCATTACTATAAGTTAACATCGGGGTCGTAAAGTTTGTGTTAAACAGCTGTGTTTGATACACATTAACAGGGGCTTCTGGTGGGGGATTATTTTTGTTATCCGACGGGTTACCTATTAGATCACCTGCTGTAAATCCCTCTTGTAAAAGCTTTGTATTATCTGCAAACATTTTAGTAATAGGAATTAAGGAATATTTCTTTTCAAATCTGTCATACCTTAATAACGACTTGACCATTAAATCCCCCTCTTTTTTATAGTAAATTCTAAGTAGGTATTTAATAAGGTCGGAATATCTAAAAGAGATTGGGGGAATGATATATTCTGGAATACTATCCGGCCTTATTTCGTGGTCACCTGGCTCGAAGTCCCCGATTACATCTTCACCAATTTTTTCTTCTATAATTTCCCTTATTATGTCACCTACATACCCCTTAAAACGTGTACCGTAAGGTATAGGTTCATTTAATTTAAAATACTTATCGTCTAATAATCGAAATTCCTTAAAGTTATTAGATCTATCTGTTTTAGAAGTATTATTATTCTCTCCATCAACAACAAAAGTATATTCTAGAGTATCTTCATCAGGAGCATTTTTATTTTTAAGAGAAAACTTAAATTTATCTCTGCCGTCACCTCGTGTCAATACAGTATTATCAATAAAATCAAATGGGTTATTAATAGTAACTGTTGCGTTTTGAAATGGCTCAAAAAGATTTTCTTGTAAATCTAATGATTTTATACTAGATTTAGTAAATGATATTTCTTCATTATTATCAGAATTATACAGTGTAAATTCACATTCAAAATCAGCCCCGTTTATTGGAAAAATTTCTTTCATGTTAAAAGTGTCTATCTTTAAATACAGTCGACTGGGTTATTTGTTGATATATAAGCCCTCTTTGGTCAGGCAAGATGTATTTTAATTGTTGACCGCCCTTAGCGTAAAAATTATTACCAATCACAGTTTTATTTAAGAGGTAAATAATCCACCAACTATCAATGTCTTCATATATATTAAATGAGGTCGTGGTTAATGGCTCTCGGTTAGACTTAACTTGATACATGTCTAACATATGTGGTTGTATATTATCCGGGAATTCAATCTTGTTTAAAATATTATAAAAGTAGAATTGTTTACCGCCTGTGCCTTGGGTAAATAATTTAAATATCCGTTCATACCGCGTAAGTGGCAAATTTCTTAATGCCTCTACATCGTCTTGATATTTTCCTGTCTTTCCTGTTAAGCTCATGATCTTTATTTTTAAAAGTCCGCCACCCCGGTGAAGGTCGAATTGGGAAGATCATCCGGATTAAAACTCGCTTCGGGAAACGGTTTCATTGGAGTAGGTCGCTCATCAGGGTAGAGCTCGTAATACCTTTCTGTACCGAAAGCCGGCACGGCGTTAGGATTTCCCTCTAATTTTTCCGCTAGCCCACGTGTATCTTCACCCGCCGCAAAGGCATCAAAATCTCCACCTCCAGCATTATCTAATTCATCCATAAAGTTAGCAGCCTCAATAGTTAAAGAAGTAAATTCAAAATTGCAATCGTAGGCCTCAGGGTATATTGTATTGTTTATTTTTCTCCGTGTACCCAACAACCCTATACTAAAATTGCTTAAAAACGCCCACTCAATATATCTTAATCCTGGCACTTCTACATGATATATTGCTGGGAAAGTTATTGCAACAGGGCCCGTGCGCCGCGGCCTATTTATAGCAGTAAAATCTCTAATAAATTTTGTATTTCTATCCATATCTCCCTCTTCGATAGTATTTGCCAAGACAAAATTAACTGCTAATGGGGCGTCAGTCATGTCATACTGATACATCTTAGGCGTCTCTATGTAGGAGCCAGGAGCCCGGGCTCCTGGTTCTTTTGGTTGGAACGTACCCATGGCCCCCAGTGCTGACCGCGCCTTCTGCGCCATAGTTGCATTATCCTCTGCCTTGTCCCAACCCGATTTTGCATTGTTAAAAACATCTTTCACTTCGTTAAAGCCTGCTGCACTACCAAATCCGATTTCTTCAACGATAGGTGTTGCCATATCCATCAACTTAGCGCCCATAAACTTAGCACCACGCTGACTAATGCTTGAAAAGGTATCATCATACGCATTATTAAACCCTCTTATATTATCACCAAAGAAGGGAAAGTTATAACTTTCGATAAGTTTATTTGACTGGTATAAATTTTTATAAAAATCCATCGCATTAAATGGAGTCTTAGGGGGAGGTTTCTTAACACCAATTGCCTTGCCGGCAGCAGTACCGGCAAGAGCTGTCTGCCCGGAATGCACAGCACCCGTACCAACTGCTGTCCCGAGATTAATATACCCAGCAATAAATTGTTGTAGCTGTGAATGTTCCAGTTCAAATGCTCTAACGAACGCACATGGCGCCTCATCTCTATAACCAGAATTTGTTGGTATAGAAGTCCAAGCGTAGTCTTTAACAATATTAACCGCCATATTAATATTTATGACACTACACTGTGAACGTTAAGACTAATATTCTTCATTACGACGCGAGTACCGGTGGAACGTTAAGACTATAAGGTGCATCATGTGCGTCTCCTCTGCTATCTCGACCCACTCCTGGATTTGATATTGCCACATCTCCACCCCTACTTGAGCTACCGGGCATTGGAACAGGTACTATATTAGTACTTCCACCCCCACCGCTTTTTGCTAATAGGCCTCTAGTTAGATCTACTAGTGTTTTTAAATACTCGTTCGAGCGATTTATTGCACCAAGTTGATATCCAGCAAACGCGGAGCCGGCTCTTAGAAAATCACTTATAGGGCCTCCTGCCTTAAACCCGAATAGGGTATCCTGAGAATTAAAAGAAACAGGTGGCATTCCAGGACGCAGAACAAAATCATTATTTTCCCGGCCAATACCGGCATTCCAGGCACTGGCAGGTCCCCAACCACCAACGCCGCCACTCCCCGTTGGACGGTTGAACCTCCTGTCGCTCTTCTTGTCGAACTCTTTTATAATCCCCTTATATTCTAGCATTGCCTTTGCTCTGTCTGCGGCTCTATCTTTAATAAACTTATTATATGCCTCCTCTGCCTTCATCTCCACCCTTATATCCCCCCCAAATGCGTTCCTATCGCTACCGGTAATTGCTTTCCTACGGGTCACTCTGGTTTTCGATCCCTTCGCGAAAGCCAAATTTCGCGCTTCCTCAGCCGCTATAGAATCTCCATAAATAAAGGGCTGGTCTACGTATCTAGAACCAAATCCTTTCATGAATTTCTTCTTAATATGCTCCTCCCACAGGTTGCGAAAGGCTTCTATACCGCCCGGGGTACCTTCGCCTCCTCCAAACTTACCCCCAGGACCATATAGCTCCATCAACTCTTCATCAGTCCTCGTATCTACTCGATTGATCCTCGCCATGACCTCCCTCAGGGGATCCCCAGCATCTCGGCCAATCCGCCTCTCCGTTAGCATGCGACTATTCCGGATGGCATTCCCCATCTCCGTAACCTCATCTATTGATTCCATCGGAGACTTGGTCTTGATATTCTTGAAGATGTTTACCGTCGCTCCCAGAGTCTCAAGAATACCGGCCCCGTGACCGGGAATCAGTTTTTCCAGCGCTCGATCTTCCGATTTCCGCTTGTTTTCCGTCAGCTTCTGCTGTATTTCTTCAGCTGCCAATTTTCTCTCGGCGCGTGCCTTCTCTTCACCCTCCAGTTTTTCAGCCTCCTTCCGCTTCTTCGCGAGTTCATCCCGGTCTTTCTTATTGAGTCTTTCCGTCGCGGCTCTATTATCCTTCGCGAGTTCATTGGCGTCGGTGATATTTTGATGTGCGTCTTTGGCTATAGGAATAAGCGCGCGAATTCTATCTATAGCTACCCCAATGGCCAATGCTATAGCGGCAATTTTCAGTATAAAAGGACCAAACGCCGTTATCAAACTGGTAATAAACGGTCTAAGCATTGCTATTAATTGCATAAACCAGCCCTTTTTCTTGGGCACTTTTTTGGTATCTGTTGCTCCTGCAATAGCTTTTTTAGCAGGGGTAATTTTTGTCTTAGGCTTTTTATCTATTTTAGGCTCTTTCTTTTTCTTGATCTCGTAATATACTTCCCAAAATACTTTAGCTTCTGTTTTTGCTTTATCTTTATCAAGCTTGTGCAGAGCTTTACTTTGAACATCTAAAAATATTTTAGCTTCTTGTGCAGCCTTCTTCTTAGGGTCCTGTTTTTTAGGCCCGGATGCAGCTTTCTCCTTATAATAAACATCCCAAAAAATCTTGGATTCGTTTTTTAATCGGAGTATTTCCCAGGGATATAATCTCGCTCTCCCTTGTTTAATTATATCTCTTCCGCGCTTTTCTTTACCAAAGCTCTTATCTAGCTTTTCTTCAACTTTTGCTGCATCTTTATTCGGTTTAGGTGGCACACTTATATTTATTCTGTGCTAGTTGAATCAAAAAATAAAGCATCAATTGTAACTGTATCATCCCCTACTGTAAGTAAGCTTGTATTGTATCGGTTAACAGCTTCGATATAGTCGGAAATATCTGTATATACAGCAAGAGGCAGTTTTTCTACAAGGTTTATTCTTTCCGGTATTTTAATCTCAGACATGTTAACAGATTCACCGTCTATTTCTAACCCCTGAATATACTTTACAATCTCAATCAAGTATAACATCGCAACTTCCTCTTTAAAGTTACCATCTTCCCCTTTTAAATCTGATTCCATTTTTGCTAACAAAGCATTTTCCTCTTGCAATGTAGGAGCCGCTACTGTTATTGTTAGCTGTTTATAGTTAATAGTTTTTTTGTCCTTTAATTGTAATTTGGTCTTCTCTATATTGTCCAATACGGCTTGTAGGTCAGTCGTTACACCCTCAGTAGTATACTTATTACCAAGTGCTTCAATTCTCATAGCAATCGTGAAAGGTATCCTATCAAATATTTTTAGATCTGTTAACTCTGAATTATCTGTAATTATGTTGTTTAAGGTTTGACTAAAATTTAGAGATCCTTTTACTCCGTCTAGGACAGATGAAATTAAATCTTTTTGTTGCTTTAGTGTAAGCGGCTTTACTTTGACTTTTTTATTTTTGGATGGTACAAATACTTCTAAACTTTTACTATTAAGCTTATCTAGTTTAGAAATAAAACTTGACACTTGGTTACTCATAATGATATTTACTGAATAGTTTGCTTTTTCAAGGATTCGTTTTCTTTATCTACCTCGTCTTTGTATAAATTATAATAATCTTCAATTTCTACAAAAGTACAATTTATTAGATAATTTATATCAGGCATCCTGCTACATAAAATAAAGAGCATTTGCCTATAATCGTTTGCGGATATACTACTAAACAAATTAACTATAAAATTAGAAATATCTGCTGATAGCACATCTAAATTAATTTCTGGTATATCTAAATCTTTTCTTCCTTCAAATACCTTTAAAGAAAAGTAATTTTTATTTTGCTGAACAAACTGAACTAGATGACGATATAAGTTTTTCGGGAGCGTGTTAATAATCTGCGTATACTCCTGGGCTGTAACTTCACTTAGTATGATTTTTTCATCTTCTATTTCTATACTTTGGATAAGAGAAAAAATAAAGTCCGAATCACCACAATTGAATTGCGTTGGGTAATTTAATTGGTATTTAGCATTATCAACTTCAATTATTTTTGACCTATCCTCTATGTCTCCTATATTTTGTATAATAAGGTCTAAATTTACGTGTATGGGACCTTTGTTAGAAGTAAGAGATATCTCATCTCCCATGCACTGCTGCCGTAGCATAACAAGCGATATAAATTTCTCAACGATGTTTAGATTCTTAGTACAAATGAATGTTTCTAAAAACCCAAGAGCATCACCAACGGCAGAGTCACTATATAGAGAAAATTTTCTTAAATCTTTAAATAGTATTTCCTCTGCGACAACTTCCTTTTTATTAGGAAGTACAAAAGACAGTTGCATATGATTAATTATAGCTGCCTATAATTTTTACAACCAAAAGTAACTGTTTTAACTATAAATTCACTGTCAGCATAACTTAGAGTGCCTCCGCCTTCGACGTTAGTAGGAAACGCCTTGTCAAATATGAAGCCTTTACGTAACTTTCCTTGATTATTGTACTGCTTTAAAGTAATGTTACATTTTAATTGTTGGTTAATTAGTCCGTCTATGCCAATCGCTATTAACCACGGTGTAAAAAAGTCATGGCATATATCTTGATCAGTCTCAATAAAGTTAATAGTTAACTGTCTAGTTAAAAAGCTTTCTCTTTGTGTAACCCCATAACCAGGTAAAAATCCTCCTCTATTTGCTTGCCCAACTTCCTGAAAGGAAGTTTGTTCGCCAGGGATTGTAATGGTTTGAGCTACTAGTACACTGCCATTCTTAGTATAGTCGTCTGGAAACGTCCTTGCTCTCCAATCTTCACCTGCCTTGTTTAATGCTGCATTAATCTGCCCTTTAATTGCATTACTAGTCTCGAAACGTACCTTCCATAAGAACGGATGTGGAATAAAGTACTTTTCATCAGTACTAAATGATTGTAAAAAATCTCTTACCGGGGTGCCAGGCATACTATTATTTAGGGGTTAACCTAGGGGGCTAACCTTTTTCCCAGCAAATTAACTGAAGTCTCTATAATAGTGATAAGCGAATGTAACAGGAAAGTTAACAACCTCACCAGTACCTTCAGCTATGGTATAAGAAACATCACCGATTTCTCTAAGTGAAGCGCCCACTAGCTCAATATTTCTGACATCGTTTAATTGCTTGTCGATCTGTACCAAGTTAATTATTGACTCGTTACCTGGCATACCGTATTGGCCTAACGAATTATCATTATTCCAAACAGCTCTAGAAGCTGCTTCCATTTTAGATCTAAGATCGCAATCTTCATCATGGTAGAATTCTATAGAATATGCAGCAGCATTATTATATGTTGCTCTTCCTGGGAGCTGAAACTCTTGACCAAAGTAGCTAACATTTTTATTTTCTATAGTCCTGCCCGGTAAAGCTGCTGTTCTTGCATAAACTAAATCACTTTCCCCGTCAAATCGAATTATAGATCCAGGTGTAGGCCCTGTTATATCGATTTGTCTAACTCGGAATAAGAAATCTCGTGAAAATTGCTTTTCTGCCGCTCTTGTAAAGAAGTCTTGAATTGTTGTTGCCATATGATTATTTATTAAATGTTTTTATTAACCGCCAATTAACTCTTCGAAATTAGCATCTGTCCTTGTAGCGTAGAAGTTAACTAAGATAAACTCTGCTGTTCTAGTAGGCTTGATGTATATATCAACCACTAGCTCATTAGCATCGATAACTGATGGTGTGTTGTTTCTTTCATCACATACTATCAAGTAGTCATATAAACCTTCGTTGTTCTTAGCCCTTTCAAATATCGGGGTAAGTGTATTAATAATCCTGGTTCTAGTAAACTCTGTATTTTGCTCAAATACGAAGAATCTTGAAACTTTCTTAGTAGGCCTTTCAAGCGCTAAGAATAACCTTCTAACGTTAATTCTATCAAATGCACTTGGCTTCTTGCTAAGTGTCTTTTGACCGAATACTACTTGTCCCTGTGATGGGAAGAACGCTACCGGGTTGAGATTAGCCTTATATAACTCATCTCTTTGCTTTTGATTAGGATTAACTGCAATATCATTAGCAAAGAGAACCAACCCTCTGGTAAAGCCTGCTGGCGCAAACCATGGGAAGGTTGCAGCGTCTGTTCTAGCCATTATAGCTCCAGCAAATCCAGAGAATGGGACCCAAACCTGCTGACCGGAATAGTCATCATAAACTAATGCCCAGTTAGCATAAGTAGCAGCATAAGAAGTATTTTCATTCTCAAACTGGTGCCTAATTGGCCAATACAAATCCTTTTGGAAATTTCTGCTAGTGTTGTCTAACACTTTAGACTCATCACCTAGTACAAATATTTGTCTCAATGGATCAGCAATTAATATACAATCACCTCTACCTCCTCCAAGATAAGGAGGAGAGCAGAATTGCTCTAATTTGTTAAAGATAGTTGAGTAGTTATTTCTTAAACTTCGTGCTGTGCCACTTATATCACCAGATGTTCTAAGTCCGTTAAATGCTTCTAGAACAGACTCACTGGTATCAAATTCATCATAATAGTCACCAGATGCAGCAGCGCAAGCTACCGAGTAAATTGTTCCTAGACCACCCTCACATACAACGTCAATATCATAGATGTCATCATTCTTAACTGCATCAAGAGCTCTTTCAAGTTTTGTAGGAATGTTACCAAGCAATTTGGTAGTTACTTTACTATTAGTATAAGCACCTAGTGGGTATAAATTATCCGCTTTACCAAGCACATCCACAAGACCGGTCATGAGATTTTCATCAATACCAGTTTGTGTACTATCTGAGTTTGCTGTTAACTGTTGCGTCAAAACTCTGATCTTCTTAATGGGATTACCGTCAGTATCTAACGCATCGCTACCTCTTAATCTGTTAGTAATATAATCGTTAATCTTAATTGAAACGTTTCTTGAGTTTGTATCTTTTCGCTCAATAAAGAATGGTACATCTAATCCTCCACGTGGATTAAGCTGCGTTCTAAATTGGTTAATTGATCCAACTATACCATCTTCTAATACATAATCTAACTTAAACGCCTCAGTTGCATAAATTGACTTACGTAATTTAAATACACCTAAGTTTAATACATCATCATCTTCTCTACCATTAATATCGTAATCAGTAAGATTTTCCATTATTTCAGATACTGAGTTAGAAGCTCCAGTTTGGAAATTAGCAGATACAGAGAACTGAAGAATACCACTAGGGATTGTAACATACGAACTAATTGCTGAAGATTCTGAATCTATCGTCTTAACTCTTAGTATACTGTCAAAGTTGCTAGCAGGGTTAAGGTTGGTGTTATCAGCTATTCCAACGTAGTATCCCTCAAATTGATCATTAATTGTTGAAGTCGACTTGTTTAATAAAACTGCTCCTGCACCGCCTGAAGATCCAATGGCACTAAATGAATTCTGTAAGCTAGCTTCTGTAGACCAATCCCATGCCGTGCCTTCAACCGCGCTAAGATATTCTCCTTCGGTAAGCTCTAAGTGAGTAGGATGACCTAACACATAAGTTCCGGATAGGACATCTAGAGTAGTACGAATTAACTGGTTAGTGGAAAGAGCTAAAGTCCATGTATCGCCAGGATCTTCATATCCTGGTGTAATTGATTGGATAATTTTTTGATCACCACCGTTATCCTCTGCAGCAGTTAAAGTAAATGTAACTGTATGGTTTAAGACGTTGGTATAGTCTCTGATGGTTGTTTCCGATTCCGATGATCCACCTCCATGTACATGGTATCCAAGTTCACCTCCTGCATATTGTCCTGAAGACAATCTAATAGTTTCAGCAAAAGCACTTATAACGCTACCTATCGTATTTACCCCGACTGGTGACACGTCTCCTTCACCACTACCATTCCAAATAGCACTTCCGTGCGGATCTGCGCTCAATCCAGCCTGAGCATTAAAGTCCACCCACCAATCAGGCATAGTCCGGTCACCAGGTGGTCTTGCAGTAACACCTCCCAGTAATGTTTGTGACCCTAGTGGGCCTACATACCCACTAAAACCAACAGTCTTGGTTAACCCGGCACCTGACGAATCGTAACCTCTACCTATTTGCAATGAAATATACGTACCAGATAAGGCCGCCGCGGCGGCAGTCATCGACCCCAAAAGAATATCTTTATTAAAGTTTACTACAGTAGCACTCAGTGTGTCGCTTCCGGTTGAGCCGGAAACTAGTCTTGTGGGATAAACTAATGCTGAATATTTGGAACCAAACCCATCACCTGTCCCTTCGCCATAAGGCATTCTAGTTGCATATACATTTGCTGGTGAATTTAACAACTCACTAATTGTATAATAAAAATATCTTTCTGCAGAATTAGTTGGAACTCCAAAAATTTGATTCAATTCTTGTTTTGAAGTAATCTTCAACACTTCATCTAGTGGACCTTGTTGTGCAAACCCAGTTACATAAACATTTGTTCCAATATTCTGTGGCGTTGTGAGTGAAAGATCAGATTCTCTAATTTCTACTCCCGGAGAGGTAATCGTACGTTGTGCCATAAAATTATTTATCCTTTTCCAGACAAATAAATTCAAAAATTAATTACTTCTGTGTGTAATTGTGAATAGACAAACGTAAACCCAGCTGAAATCTCATCTGGTGTTTGATAATTATAAGTTATTGCTTCGACAGTGGTAGGAAAAGCCTTGGTATATGTAAATTTTATTCTGTTATTATTAAATTCATCTTTACCGTATATTGTTAAATTTGTTTGATAATCATTAAAATCTGGATCATTTTCATTTATTTCTCTAGCATTATATCTTCCCTCATATTGGTCATGCAATAAATTTAACCATTGATACATTACCCAGTAATTTTTATATTCGTTATCAACATTAAAATTTACACTAACAGGCGGATAAGGATTCTTGCCGTGAGAAGATACGTATAGAGTATTTCCTGCATATCTGTTTTCTACTGCAGGTACGGTGATTTCTGGTACAGTTGTTCCAAAAATAGAAAATTGTACTGAGTCGCTAATAATAGTCGTATTACTCTGACTTAGTTTTTTATTAAACTCTCTTAATATAGGCGGAATATCAAAGACCAACAAGAATTTATCAGCTCTTGATTTATTTAGCATTGACTGCTGGTATACATTTTTAGCCATATCTTATTAGTCTATTATTATTTAGTGGGCTGTTATCGATAGCCTTAGGGACCCGGTCTCCATAACTCCCCCTGCCAGTTTTCTGGCGGCTTTTCACCTATTAGCTGAAATCCATATGATTGTAACTCATCCATATCAGCATTTTGCTCCTCTCCCATTCCCCATACTATTGCTGGCAATGCGTGGTTATGCCCACCTACAATTTCCTCATCAAGGTAAATTGACGTTGGATCTTCAAAGTAGTCAATACCAAAATCCATTGGCTCTATAACTAATGGTTTACCCATATCATCTTCTTCTACAATTTCAAAGAAGCGCTCTGTAATTTCTTTCTCTAATATAAAGAGGCTATATAATATAGCCATTACCCGATCATCATGAAATCCAGATCGAGCTTTCCATGTGCCATTGGGGTATCTAACAAAGTTTCTTAGCTCCATTACTGTTTCTTCTTCATTTATATGAACAGTACGTACTTCATTCATAAAATAGCGCATGTTTAGTACCCCTTTATACTTTGTATTAGTATGAGCTATCATACCTCTCATTACTTTGCGCCGATGTGCATTAGCATTTCCATACGATACTATCTTTTCATATCCTAAATCAGTGGCTAATCTATCTACTACCTGAGCACCACAATTGTTTCGTTCTATTAAAGCTAGAGGCGATCCCCAGTTACGAAGAATTTTATATACCCTATTAGTAAACTCTAAAGGAGGTATCTTATTGTTTCTATATATAGCCACTTGTTTAATATCCCTTAGATCAGTAATATCTAATATTTGAATAACAGAAGCATCAACACCAACTCCTTCAGATATATCAACACCAGCGACGTATAGCTTAGCATCATCTGGTTCTTCCCAAATCTTATAGTGTCCTTCATCTAGTATAATCTTTGGTTTAGATACCTTCTGCATCATTTCTTCGAACAGTTCATCATCTAGTGTTGATTCACCTGAATGAATAAACTCACATTCAAATTCCTGTAACCAAGCATCAGCAGACCCTAGAGCTGTTTTGGTATCTTTGGCCCACGCTGCATCGCGACCAGGAATCTCATCCCATCTTATTTTATCATGAGTCCAACTATTTGTGCCTTCAATAGCCCCTGTATATAACTTATAAAATAGATTATCAGTCCCATTTGCAGTTGAACAAACAAACACTTTAGATTTTTTAGAAGAAGTAATAATAGGAAAAACTGATTTCCAAAACTCATCTACTAAATGAGACTCAATAAAAGCCATCTCATCAATAACAAGACAGTTAACAGATTGACCACGAGCAGCAGTACCGGTAGTAGTTGTAATCCCTATTCTACTTCCATTTTCTAATGTCATGGATGTCTTAGCATACTCTTTAACAGGAGGCTTTAACCAGTTTGGCAGCTCTTCGTATGCCATTCTTACCCGTTGGAAGATCTCAATAGCTGTTGCCTCTTTGTTTGCTACTAATAATATACGTTGATCATTGTTAAAGCATGCTTGCCACAATATATAAATGGTCATCATAGTCGACTTACCAATCTGTCTAGATGCTAAAAGACAGAAAAACCTAGTGTCTCTCATTTTTCTTAGAGCTCTTTTTTGAGGCTTATACAGCTTTATTCTTTCTTTACCTCTATCTAGGTTAATGATGTGAAAAAAGTTCTCAGCAAAGTAGAGTATGTTACCACTAGCCTTTTTAAGGTCCCTTACTTGCTGTTTGGAGTACTCGCCCTTCCAATTAACATTGGGTAAGTTACGGTTCCCCATATAGAACATATTATCTTGCCTAGTCACAGAAATATTTAATGGGCAACATAAATAATTACATGTCTCACAAAAAAGACCTAAATTCAATCGAAGCCGCGTATGGTCAAGTACTTAATGGGCTAAGGAAACAAATCGTTAAAGAAGAAAAGGCAGTACCAGTTGGTAAGATTGGTAATGCTCCTCTAGAGTCTGGAGGGCCTACAGAAAAAGGTGGCTTTATGCCGGCTGCCCTAGACATTACAACAATGACAGATAAAGAAAAAGACGACAATCTGTATAATATTAAAGGCAATACGTATGGCGATGGTAATAATCCAGGTATGCAAAATCAACGATCACAGCCAACAGGACCAGAATTTGGACAAGTATCTTATACAGGTAATGTAGGTGGTCCAGAAGAAGACAATGAGAGTGAAGATAAGACAGGTCATTTATCAGATAAAGCCCTTTTAAAGAAGGTAAGAGGTAGAAAAGGTGCAGCCGGTAAAGCGTTATTAGATAAGGCTCAAAAAGAAATAGATGACAATGGCAGTCTTTCAGCACACACGAGAGACTCGTTAGCTAGAGATGCATATGAAGAAGAGGAAGAAATTTTAGCAGAACACGAGAAAAATGCCCGCAGAAGCCTAAATAATTTTATGGCCAAACAATCCGTATTTGATAAACTTTATAATAAGGTAATGGTTTCCGAAGAGTTCGAAGAGGAATTTTCAGAAACAGAAGATCTCGAAGCTCTTGGTGTTACCGAAGAAGAGCCGGTGGACATTACAGTAACAATTCCTAGCGATTTAGCACAAACCCTTTGTGATATTCTTCAAGCAGCTCTCCAAGAGCAAGAAGTTGATGTTGAGACCGAAGTAGACGTCTCTGAGACCGAAACAGTAGACTTTGAAGAGGACGAAGAAGCAGCAATGAAAGACGGTGGAGGCTACGGAGTCGATGCTGGTTCTACACTTAGCAAAGAAGTTAATTATGGCCGCGGAGGGAAGAATAAAGTAGGTAAGCTTCGCGCTGCTGGTGGCGCTGTCCAGAAGACTGGCGGTGGTTACGGTATTGACGCTGGTTCAACATATTCCAAAGAAGTTAATTATGCCCGTAAAAACAATAAGGTCGGTAATATAAAGCTTGGTTCCATTCCCGGAGCTTAGACATTAAAAAATAAATTAATTTAAATAAAGCCCGTTGAGTTACCCCTCTTCGGGCTTTTTTAATAAATATACATGTGAAGTTCTACAACAAAACTCTTAATAAAAAGTTTTGGTCAGAGGATAAAAAATTTGATCCAGAAATTAGGAAAAAACTGTTAGCGATAACAGAAGATTTTGTTGATAGCTTGGATATAGAAGGCGTCCAGATTCACGATATTACTCTTACCGGTAGTAATAGCAATTATAATTATAATAAATATTCAGATCTTGATGTCCATGTTTTAATCGATTATAAGGACATTAATGATGATGAAGAGTTGGTTAAAAAGGCTATAGACGGGCAACGGTTTAGGTGGAATTTAAGACATAATATTAATTTAAATGATCATGATGTGGAAATGTATATGCAGGATAAGGATGAGCCTCATATTGCTTCCGGATTATATTCCTTATTAAATGGTGAGTGGTTAACAGAGCCATCATATGACCCCCCGACCATTGATAAAAGAGATGTTTATAAAAAGGCTCGAGCTATACAAAAAGAGGTAGAAATATTAGAGGAAAAAATAGCCCAGGTCAAGGGTGAGGATGCGAGAGTGTTTCATAATAGAGCCAACGCATTAAAACGAAAGATTAGTAAAATGCGTAAAGCTGGCCTATCACGAGAAGGTGAATTTAGTGTTGAGAATTTATCATTTAAAATTTTACGTAACTCTGAAGTGATCGGCACTTTAATAGATTTGATAGCTCGCTCTTATGATAAAATTTTTATGGAAAACTTTAAAACATTTTTTGAGTATTATCAAGGAGATCCCATTACTAATCCACATATGCGTAATGGTAAAAATCCTAACAGCTTAGGGCCTAATAAAAAACATTTAAATACTAGTCCCAAGCAATATAATCACAAATGCCCACACGTAAGAAATCTTATTAATGGTGGCAATAGTCAAATTTTGCTTATGGGGCAACCTCTCTTTAACGCCTTAGGTGATTATGATGTTGAATATGCCTCAGGTCAAATAAAGGGGCTAGGTAATTCTGGAGTAGAGGTAAAAATGTTTGAAGACGATGAAGGTAATCAATGCGGAATGCTAACAAAGAAGTAACATGGCATGTAATCCTAATAGAGTTAATTGCACACCAGGCCAAGTGCTGGCAGCTACTGCTATCCCTGCGTGTGGTCAACTAGTAAATCCTTTAAATCTTCAGGCAGAGCAGTTAGTTTACGATCAAGCATTTAATGAGATTATAAACAATTTCGGTATACCTATTAATTACTACATTAATACATTTAATTTATCAGCAGCTGATTTATTATATGGTGAGCAAACAACTAAAAAGTTTCAGGGGCCTCTGTCTGCAATTCAAATGTATATTGAGCTTTCTGATGATGCTGTAAATCTGACTAAGTTTGGTTTTGATCCCGGAGACGAGTTTACTGCGTTTGTGCACATTAGCACATTTTATGACGCAGCGTCTGCTTATTTTGATTATGCAGCAGTTGGGCAATCTATAGAACCAAAAGCTGGTGATCTTATAGATTTAAATGTATTAGGATGTGATCGACCTAACGGTAGAGGTAGCGTAATGTACGAAATTACAGAGAGGATGGATCAAGATGTGTCTTCACTTAATCCTATTCTAGGTCATTACATTTATAGATTACGAGGTAAGCGATTCAACTACTCATTTGAAAATGGTCTTACTGCACAAGATAGTCGACCAGGTAGTGAAAAGGCCAACGAGCAAATATATGACAGCTCCTTTAGCGGAATTCTTTCTACGACTCTTACAGATCAAGTATCTTCAAAAGGTAAGACGTATCCAACATCTGAGGATCCATACAACATTGATGATAGTTCAAAGGATGATGTATTAGATATGAGTGTCAATGATACCGATATATATGGCTCGTATTATTAACCTTCTACGGCTTTAATAATAGTATCAATGCTGTGTATTTCAGTAGCTTGATCATAAGGGCATTCATGCACCTGTCCTGTAAATTGATAATCAAATAGATATGAATCTATGGTTCCTTCAGGAAAGGTTTTATTTGGTGTAATATTATTATGAATTGGATAGCCAAATGTTTCTGGCTGAGTTGCAACCCACAGCACAACAGAAGGTAAACCTAGAGCGGCGGCAGCGTGTTGAAGAGATGAATCAATGAGTAATCTTTTTTCCGAGAAGCTCATTAATGCAAATAATGGTTTTTTTCCTATAATTGCGTCAAATCTATGACAATTTTCTAACTGAGGGTGAAAATCATAGCACACGTGGACAATGTTATATTTATCCTTTAGCGCATTTACTATCTCTTGTGCGTGTTGAGGATGTAGATCTCTGGTCCAAGCATAAGGAGAAGGTTGATGGTCCTTGCCAGGGCCACCAAATGGCTGAAAAATTAGCAAAGGCTTAGCTGGGTCATGAAATTGTGTTGCCATAGATTTCGCTTCTTCTACCTCTCTAAAATTATAATGTAGTGATACAGGCTCGTTGTCATATTTTACCCCTGCCATATTACACCAAGTTTCTATTAGATGCTTCTTTTTGGTAATATGACCAGTTTGTTTATAAGGATCTTGACAATAAATTTCAACATCTTTATTGAATATGATATCGTTATAAAAATAAGGAGTATTACCTATTCGGTAAAATCGATCGATGTTAGGATTCTTTACAAAGATTTCCGGCCAAGCTGAAACTACCACAATTTTTCTTTTTGGTTTAGCCTTTTTATATGCAGCTATCATTGCAGTTGCTGCGATATTCTTCCCTATACCACCTTCAATATGGAATACAGTGTTTGCCATACCAATATATAGGGCGCTAGAATGGATATTCAATCATGTGAGATTAAATCTTAACGTGGATAAAAAAGAAATTTTTTTTATTAATGGCATGCCACGATCCGGCAGTACACTTTTTTGTAATATTCTAGCCCAAAACCCGGCCTTTCATGTTACTGCAACATCAGGTCTACCAGATATAATACACGGGATACAAAGTTTATGGAAAAACAATCCAGTAATTAAGGCTGCTGAACCTTCTGACAAGCAGCTGGTGTTGATACGAGACCTCTTTCAATCGTATCATTTAGATAATGATCGACCTATTGTCTTTAACAAGTCCCGTGCGTGGGCTGGTATGATCGAGTTAGTAGAAAATGCACTAGATCGACCAATAAAGATTATTTCAACAACAAGGAAACTTACTAGTGTCCTAGCTTCCTTAGAAAAACTTTATCGTAGAGAGATTAAATGTGCCTCTTCTCTCATGCAACCTGGACCTCAAATGGGTACTATTGAAGGTAGGGTAAATACATGGGCAGCCACTGATGGTATAGTCGGTGAAACATATAATGCATTATTTGATGCGTGTATAAGAGGTCATAAGGATAAATTTCATTTTATAGATTATGACGACCTTACACATACACCTGATACAATTATAAGAAAGGTGTATAAGTTTTTAGATAAGCCATACTTCAAACATAATTTTAATAATGTAGAGCAATACACACAAGAAAACGATGCCGAGCATGGCTTTGCTGATTTACATACTATACGGCCAGTCATTGAGCCACAAGAAGATGACTCTGAGCAAATTTTAGGTCCTATGTACGAACAGTACGTTAGCTTTACTTACGATTTTTAGACTACTACGACTGTGAGGTAGATACTTTTAAAGTACCACTGTCATGCCAAATGACCCCACATACTGTAGGATCAGAAGACGGTATATCATCGAGGTTCAAAAACAATTTTTGCGCATGTAACATGTTAGTCGACACAGAGGTCATATCAGTTCCAAAAATAGCCGAATCATTATGTATTAACGCGTTGCAACAACCTGCTCCAATAAATCCGCGATTGGCTGTGATACAGCTGCTAACACCGGATGCGATAGACGAGCACGTGCCTGTAATTTTATGGCGGACACCCACCAAAATACCAGAACTGGCTCCGGAAACTTTGTTATAGCTACCACCTACAATAACAGACAGGGCACCCTCAGCTCGGCTACTCGTACCAGACACGATAGTTGCGCCGGCACCAATAACTCTATTACACTCTCCTGATCCGATAAAGGCATTAGATCCGTAAGTACAGTTACAATAACCACCAGCTACAATAGACATACTACCCACAGCACAGTTTAGCCCACCACCAACAACTATGTTATTGTTTGTCGCGGTATTACCATAACCAGCCATTACAGCTGCGCACCCTGAAGTAGTTCCTGCCTTATTATTATACCCAGCACCCACAAAGGAAGTCTCAGAGACAACATTGTTGCAGTTACCTCCTCCTATAAACCCCTTATGTCCTGCGGTTGAAATAACATTACCACAACCACCGCCTATGAAGGATACACATCCGCTAGCAGTGTTGTGAGCACCACCTACAACTACAGAACTTAATCCACAAGCTATGTTAGCAAATCCTCCTCCGACAAACGACCCTACACCCTTTGTACAGCTACTAACACCACCAACTATTGTAGACCAATTAGCAATAGCTGATAACCCGCACCCGCCTCCTATAAATGTCCCCTCACCAAGAGTGTAATTATCACCCCCACCTACTATAGTAGCACTTAACCCGCAAGCTAAATTACTCTTACCACCACCAATAAAGGAGAGCTCACCTTTTGTCTCGTTGCCCCAGCCACCACCGACTACTGAACGAACTCCGCAACCTGTATTATTGTTTCCGCCTCCTACAAAACTTTGATTAGCGCAAGCTAAATTATTATTACCCGCTCCAACAAAGGTTTCATACCCATCACTTTGGTTTTCGCACCCTGCTCCAATAAAGCTGTGGCAACTCGTCGCGCTGTTGGCCACCCCGCCTACAACTGCTACTCTGTAACCACTCGTCCTATTCTGCCACCCGCCGCCGATAAAGCTATAGTCATGACCGACCTGATTACCAATACAGTTCTCTCCACCACCTCCTATAAACCCTGCAACGCCAACCACAGTGCTACTAATTCCTCCGACAATAGTAGAGCCGGTCGCGCCCGCCTTCACACAGTTGCTTAATCCTCCTACAATAGTGGAGCTTAGCCCTGCGGCTATGTTACAATATCCACCGCCTACAAATGATGCTCTACCACTAGCAGTATTTTTTACACCACCGCCTATGAAAGCTGCCTTACCGCTAGCTATATTCCTATGACCAGCAACTATTGCTGCGCTTAAACCTGGCGCTGTATTGCAAAACCCTCCGCCGATGAAGGAAGCATATCCTTGCGCTGTGTTACTTAGCCCACCAACTATGGTTGAAAAATTACCAACAGCAACAGATGACAATCCACCTCCTACAAATGAGCATCCCCCTATAGCTGATAATAATCCCCCACCACCAATAGTAGAATGACTTCCGGTAGCTTTATTGCCACATCCTCCACCTAAGAAAGCTTCACTACCACCTACATAATTCCGTCTACCACCTACGAGGACCTGGCCGTCGACCGCTCCTTCGATTGTATTGTCACAACCACCTCCAAGGAAGCTGCAATAACCATTAATGGCGTTATTATATCCACCTGCAATAGTTGAATTGGTAGTGTCTGCACTCGTCTGGTTATTAGTCCCACCGGCAATTGTAGAATACGAACCTGCCATTGTATTAGATTTACCTCCAGCGATTGTACTACACGCGCCAGAATTAACATGTGTAGATCCCCCAAGTACAGATCCACCAGCTGCAGTTGCACCTAGACATGCAACGTTAGCATCAAAAGAGATTTTACCACCAGTTACACTTAAGGCGGCATTTATAGTCTGGGTAGTTGAAAATTTGTTGTCTTTATGAGGAGATGCTAGAGGCTGAGACCCTCCATAATCTGCCGAAGAGAGGTAAGTAACAATAGAACTTAATGAACCTCTTCTTGTTTCTAGGTCTTCTACTATTGCTACTTGTTCAGTACCAGTATATGGTAATTCATTACCATTAAGCTGAGTGATCTTTTTCCCCATACATATATTTATGGTAAGGAGTAATTACTTCGGCGCTTTTAATCTACAGCATACTGCCATAACTACCGCTAGAGCACCAGAACATAACAAATATGTTTGAAACCGATCAATAGTACCACACGCGTTACTACATGTTATGGCTTCTACATTTCCGTTTGCTGCCTCATGCATAATTGATTGTACTTCTTCTGCAGCCAAGTAACCACGAAATACAAATGCTACCACAATAGCCGCTAGGATATAAACTAAGCATCGAGGGTTCATTTTTTTAGTATTTTTTCTGGATTAGCAGCAAAGCGCTTTCCAAGTTTAACAATACCTGTTATTACTTCCGGGGATATTACACCTATAATTCCGTATGTTACAGCCTTATACACAGAAGGTATATCTGTTTGTTCCAATACAAACCAAGCTACTAATGAAGCTATCGCAGCAGTTACAATCTTCTTAAGTTGCTGAACCCAAGTAAGCTTAGTATCAGATGACAGTAACCGCGCCAGCATGGCCCCTGCTCCAATAAGCGGAATAATCCAGCCACCATTAATAAACTCTTTAAGTAAGGACTTTTCGGGTTCCATATATATTATTTATAGTATTGAAATAATAAAATCCTAGATATAATAAGATAAGTGAAAATTAAATTTGACGAAGAGTCACATACGTACACTCACATAGATACTAAGAAGCCGTTTATTTCTGTAACAACCTTACTCGGTAAATATAAGCAACCTTTTGACAGAGATAGACACTCAAAAAGGGTAGCAGAGAGAGAAGGTGTATCGCAAGAACTAGTATTAGAAATGTGGGAGGAAGAAAAGAATAGAGCGTGTAAGAGGGGTACTGATATTCATAAAATTCTTGAAAATTATATTAATTTTGGTGAGGTGAAAGATAGTTACGGTTGGCTTTGCAAGTCGTATGATAAATCTGTAGAAAGGTCGATAGATTCATTTAAAAATATTTTATGTGAGAACCTTTTATACGATGAAGATAGTGCAGTCGCTGGAACTGCAGACCTAATTTATGAACATAAAAATGAATTTACAATTGGTGATTTTAAAACTAATAAAAGATTTAGGTTTAGTTCACTTTACTCTGAACGTTTAAAGGACCCAATAAGTCATCTCCATAATTGCGAATTTAATTTGTACGGGTTACAGTTATCACTCTATGCTTACCTATATGAGAAGATGTCTGGTAAGAGATGTAGAAAATGTGTAATATTTTATCTACAGGATGAAAGATTTGTATCTCATCATATAAATTATATGAAAGCAGAAGTAGAAGCTATATTAGCTAGTATGTAGTAGGACATTGCAAAAGATTTTATTTATATAAATAGAGTAACATGACTAGGTCTTTATTACTTAAAAAATTTAATATAAAAGTTCAAGCGTTATATGATTGTCTTTATGACGTTAAAGAGCTTTTAGATTGTGCAGAAGATTACGAATTAGAG